AGCATATGCCTCAATGTATATGCGTACAGAATACATGATGCTGTATGATGCAACCTACCCAATTGCTGCTTTGTTGTTGGTGTTTGGCACTGCAGCCTTCTCCCGTGCTCTTGAAGAGTTCAGACTCAAGCAGCAGATCAAGAAGCAGTTTGGCACATATCTATCTCCTGACATGGTTGAGAAGTTGCAGAAGAATCCTGAGCTGTTGAAGCTCGGTGGTGAGACAAGAGAGTTGTCGATTATGTTTACAGACGTACGCGGCTTCACTACTATCTCTGAGCACTACGGTGAAAACGTTCAGGGTCTGACAATGATCATGAATCGCTACATGACAGCTATGACAGCCAAGATCCTACAGAACAATGGCACACTGGACAAGTACATTGGTGATGCCCAGATGGCATTCTGGAACGCACCTCTCGACAACCCAAATCACGCAAAGGACGCACTTAGAACAGCGATCGCAATGCTTGATGATCTGAAAAGGTTTAATGATGAAATTGCTAAAGAGGGTGTACCACCATTTGGTATGGGGCTTGGTATCAATACTGGTTCTGTCGTTGTTGGTAACATGGGCAGCGATCAACGTTTTGATTATACTTGCCTGGGTGACAGTGTTAATCTTGCAGCAAGGTTGGAAGGACAGTCAAAGCCGTATGGCGTCAAGTTAGTTCTGGGTCCAAAGACAGCTAGTGAGGTCTGTGACGAGTTTAATGTTGTAGAGCTGGACTTGCTAGCAGTGAAGGGTAAGACAGAGCCGGTATCAATCTACACTGTGGTCAAAGAACGAGATTCTGTCGCTATGGGGCTACACAAAGACTTCCTGAGAATGTATCGCAGAGGTCAGTGGAGCGCAGCCAAGGCTGTCATTAAGCAATTGTCAACCAAATTTAATGGAGAACTGGTTGACTATTACAAGATGATGGAAGAACGTATGGAAGGCAAGCCACCAGTAAACTTTGATGGTGTGTACAGAGCTACTTCGAAGTAGGTGGCTTTTCTACAGGCTTCTCTGCTGGCTTTTCAACCTTGGCTTCTCTGTCCTTGGTTCTGAAGTCAGCAGCCTTCTTAAGCAGCTCTTCTTGTTCCAACTCACGAAGCATCAGGACAACGTTAACCTTCTGATTCAAACGGATCAGGTCGTTGTCCAGCATTCGAATGCGGTCAATCAGAGCGATCAGAACATTGCTTGCATCAGAAAGAACTGGCTTGATCTCTTTTGTAGCCCAGACCCAAACATAGTACACAAAGTAGCCAAGACCACCAGCAGCTACGATTGGAAACCCATACTTGCTAATAAGCTCGGCTATGTTCATTGCTTGTCTCCGGACAAAAATTTTGCTTTACGGGTTTGCAAAAAGGATATATAATCAATCTCTGCGGGCATCGTTTTTGCCATCAGCACGAGCGATCCTATCAACATCAGGTTTGACACCCATGGCATTGCTCACAAGCGTGTCGATACGGATTACATCATGATTCATTGTCTTCACACGATTGTCAAGAGCTGTAATGATTCCACTGAGACTTTTCACAGAGCCAAGGACACCGGAAAGAATGAACTTCATGGTCAAGAAGACAAAGTAACCACCAGCACAAGCAGCTGCAATGGGGAAGCCTAAATCAGCTACTAGCTTGAACCAAGAATTGACATCCATTTTTTGTGTTTCTCCGTTTTTTACTATTTATAAAAAGAGGTATTAAATGAATACAACTCGTGTAACAAAGAGAGATGGTCAACTTGAACCTCTCGATCTTGAGAAGTTTCATCGAGTAGTTGCTTGGGCGTGTGAGGGTCTCAACAATGTTTCAGAATCAGAAATTGAGATCAAGTCTCGTGTCCAATTCTACGACAAGATCAAGTCGACGGACATTCAGGAGACCCTGATCAAGGCAGCTGCTGAGCTGATTAGTGAGGAGACGCCCAACTATCAGTATGTTGCGAGTCGTCTGATCAACTACAACCTTCGCAAGGAGGTTTATGGTCAGCCCGATCCAATTCACCTGTTTGACCACATCAACACGGTGATCAAGGCTGGCTACTACGACAGTGAGATCATGTCTCACTACCACGTACATGAAATTGACTGGCTCAATGATCAGCTTGATCACAAGCGTGACTTCCAGATTGCCTATGCTGGAATGGAACAGTTCCGCGGCAAGTACCTAATCAAGAACCGTGTAACAAACAAGTTCTACGAAACACCGCAGATGGCGTACATGCTGATTGCAATGACGCTGTTCAGAAATTACGACAAGGAGACCCGCTTAAAGTGGGTTAAGGATCTTTATGACTCTATCTCAACTTTTGAAATCTCCCTTCCCACGCCGATCATGGCTGGGCTTAGGTCGCCACAAAAGCAGTTTAGTTCCTGCGTCCTCATCGAGACTGACGACTCTCTCGACTCCATCAACGCTACAACAAGCTCAATCGTTAAGTACGTGTCCCAGAAAGCAGGTATTGGTATTGGCGCTGGGCGTATTCGTGCTATCGGCTCTGCTATTCGCAATGGAGATGCTAGCCATACTGGCGTTATTCCATTTTATAAGCTCTTCCAGTCTGCTGTTAAGTCTTGTTCTCAAGGAGGTGTTCGTGGGGGCGCTGCTACCCTGTATTATCCTATTTGGCATCTGGAAGTTGAAGACCTCCTCGTCCTAAAGAACAACAAGGGCGTTGAGGAGAATCGTATCCGCCATCTGGACTACGGAGTCCAGTTCAACAAGGTGATGTATGAGCGACTTATTTCTGGTGGTAACATTACTCTGTTTAGTCCGAATGATGTACCTGATCTGTACGACGCCTTCTTCGTTGACAATGATCGTTTTAGAGAGTTGTATGAAGCCGCCGAGAGTAACCCTAAGATCAGAAAGAAGTCAGTGCCAGCCATCGAGCTGTTCTCTGCCTTCATCCAGGAACGGAAGGATACTGGACGTATCTATTTGATGAACGTTGATCATGCAAATGATCACGGTTCCTTTGACAAGACTGTAGCTCCAATCAAGCAGTCCAACCTTTGCTGTGAGATTGATCTTCCCACCAAGCCTTTGAAGCATATCTTTGATGAGGCTGGTGAAATTTCCCTATGTACTCTAGCAGCAATCAACTGGGGGAAGATCCGTGTACCTACAGATTTTGAACGTCCTTGCACTCTTGTTGTCCGCGCTCTGGACGAGCTTCTGGATTATCAAGACTATCCAGTTGAGGCGGCGAGAAGGTCCACTATGTCAAGAAGACCGCTTGGTGTTGGTATTGTCAATCTCGCTTACTGGCTTGCTCGCAACGATCTTTCTTATCAGCACATAGATAAGGATGGTCTGAACAAGATCCACGAGTACACCGAGGCTTGGTCTTACTACCTGATCAAGGCGTCTGTTGATCTTGCATTTGAGAAGGGTCAGTGTCCGCTGTCGCATGAAACCAAGTATCATCACGCGCAGCTGCCCATTGATACCTACAAGAGAGAAGTTGATGAGTTGGCTGATCCAGACTACAAGATGGATTGGGACTCGCTGCGCCACCAGCTTGGCAAGCACGGCATTCGTAACTCAACTCTGATGGCATTGATGCCAGCTGAGACGTCCGCACAGATCTCTAACTCGACGAATGGCATTGAGCCTCCTCGCTCTCTGGTGTCTGTAAAGGTATCAAAGGACGGTGTGCTTAAGCAGGTTGTTCCTGAGGTACGTAAGCTCAAGAACAAGTATGATCTGCTTTGGGATCAGAAGTCGCCGGAAGGTTACTTGAAGATCTGCGCTGTGCTGCAGAAGTTCATTGACCAGGGCATCTCTGTGAACACGAGCTACAATCCTAAGTTCTATGAGGGTGAAGAGATTCCTCTGTCCGAGCTGATCAAGCACATTGTGATGTTCTATCGCTATGGTGGCAAACAACTCTATTACTTCAACGTAGCGGATGGAGCAGGTGAACAGCTACTGGATTATGCGCCTCTAGCCACATTAGATATCATAGAGGATGAAGATTGCTCCTCATGTAAAATCTAATTTCTACTAAATAAACACGTATGACAATATCGGAGCGTGTTTATGAACTACAAAAAAATATATGATCAATTGATCAGTAGAGCCCAGCACAGAGTGTTGGCTGCTGGGCTCTACACAGAAAATCACCACATAATTCCCAGGTGTGTGGGTGGGGATAATTCCAAAGAGAACATAGTTCCACTGCTTGCAGAAGAGCACTACATTGCACATTTGCTGCTCACAAAGATTTATCCCCAAAGTTCTGGTTTGGTGTTTGCTGCCAATATGATGGCTAATCGAAACAACAAAGCCTACTCTTGGATAAAGAAAAGATTTGCTTCTGAAAACTCTGAAAAACACAGGGGGTTAAGACATTCGAATGATTCAAAAGAAAAAATGAGAGCTGCAAGAATTGGGGTTCCTAAATCTAGTTCCCACAAAGAGAACATTAGAAAACAAAAACTCAAGAAATTGGAATACAAGGGTAAAACCTATCTTGGCTACGACAATCTTCTAGAAGAAACAGGTGTCTCTAGGCACCTCTATATAAAGTTTTATCAACAAGGATTGGACCCAGAACCCTACGTGGGAAATCACACATACAAAATCATAGAAAACAGCAAACAAAATCATTCCAGAAATTCATCAGGATGCAAGTGGTATAATGATGGTCAGAGGGAAAAATACTTTCGTGAACCCCCAGGGGTTGGTTGGGAGATTGGAAGATTGAAGAAACCGCGGAGCTGCAAGATCTGATGGCATATCTAAATCATAACATCCCAACTATAACGTGTCTCATCCGCAACGAGTATTTGTTCAACCACGAGAAGGGTCATGGTGAATACTCGTTGTGTGATGTGCACTCTGTTGCTTCAATAGAGAAGCGAGTGCCTCTGTTTGAGGCATTCTTGGAGAATGGTGTTAACTGGACGCGGAGACCAATCTCCGCGTTCTGCTGGAAGCCTTGTGAACCAGAACCCCTGTTCAACCACATGTACTGGGACTGCTTCTCTCATTACATCGACGTTCAAGTCAGGGCTCGTATGGCTGGACTGAGAGCAGAGCTCGTCAGGTGGAATGGCTCCAAGGCTGAAGGCACCTATATGTTCACGCTTGATTGGAGTTTTGAGAACAAGTCCATGATGGACACAAACTTCTCAGAGACACCAGAACACAAGTGTGCACATGTGTTCAAAATGGATCATGGCAACTTCTACGCCTACCCAAACAACAGAATCATCTGGTATGACAGTGCCTGGACTAAGAACAGGATCGCAGGTAACCCTGGCTTCAAGATTGACATGAATGTGTACAGTGTTGAGAACATGATTCGAAAAGAGACTGATGACTCTTACTTCTACGAGGTAAACGATGCGGTCTGAGAAGCATGGGTATGATTTGACACTATATACGTACCTCTACCCAAGCACAGTATGCAAGGGTGTAGGTGTGTTTGCTCTTGTTGACATTTCCAAGGATACGTGTATATTCAAGCCTGCCCTAGCGGAGAAGGTGCCCTGGTCTGCCATCGACGACACAACAGTCATACACAAATTAATGTCTTTGACCTTGTGGGATCTTGAAGGGTTCTGGATCAATTGCGATCTAAGCAGAATTGGCCCGGAGTACTACATCAATCACTCACATAATCCCAATGTGATGTACGATACAGATACAGGTGCCCTATATGCTATCCGTGACATCCAAAAGGATGAAGAGCTGCTACACTACTATTTCCCTGATGAACGTGACTGGTAATACAATTTTCACTCAAGAGGTCAATCAATGACATATAGCGTTTTCGACTCTACGAATAAGAAAGATTTTGTCACCGCGAAGTGTTTTCTTGATGATCCTGTGACTATTGCTCGTTATGATCGACAAAAGTATCCCATCTTTGAGAAGCTGATTAACCAGCAGCTTGGATTCTTTTGGCGTCCAGAAGAGGTTGAAGTTGTTCGTGATGCCAAGGACTTCAAGAGTCTGAGCAAGCACGAGCAGCATATCTTCACCAGCAATCTCAAGCGTCAGATCCTGCTGGACTCGGTACAAGGTCGCTCGCCTAACGTTGCGTTCCTTCCTATTGCATCGCTGCCTGAGATTGAGACCTGGATTGCAACCTGGGCATTCTCTGAGACGATCCACTCTCGTAGCTACAGCCACATCATCCGCAATGTCTATCCTGATCCGTCCAAGGTGTTTGATGAGATGATGGACATCGAGGAGATTGTCGACTGCGCTAAGGATATCTCGAAGAACTACGATGACCTGATCCACTATAACAACCTAGCACAGATAACCGGTTACCACGGCGATGCCTTCCTACACTCAGAAGAAGTGCTGTATAACCACAAGAAGGCTCTCTGGCTCGCTCTGATGTCGGTCAACATTCTCGAGGGCATCCGCTTCTATGTTTCCTTCGCTTGCTCCTGGGCTTTTGCTGAGGTCAAGAAGATGGAGGGCAATGCCAAGATCATCAAGCTGATTGCTCGTGATGAGAACCTGCACCTTGCAGCTACACAGCATCTACTCAAGATCCTTCCTCAGGATGATTCTGACTTTGCAAAGATCCGTGACGAGACCAAGGAACAGTGCATCAAGATGTTTGTGGATGCAGCTGATCAGGAGAAGGCTTGGGCTGACTACCTGTTCAAGGATGGTTCCATGATCGGGCTGAATAAGACTCTCCTAAATGAGTATGTTGAGTGGATTACCAACCGCAGGCTGCAGGCTGTTGGTCTGCCTCTGCAGTATAAGACTGGATCCAACCCTCTCCCCTGGACACAGAAGTGGATTAGTGGTGGCGAGGTTCAGGTTGCTCCACAAGAAACACAAATCACATCCTACATCGTTGGCGGCGTAAAGAAGGACGTGTCGACGGATTCACTAAAAGGACTCGCACTATGAAGGTACAACTTCTCACAGACATTGCCGAGGCAATCAGAGACTACTCGAGTGATGTTCCTACACTCTTTGAACAACTTGTTAGCATCTTTATACGCAACGGGATGACTGTTGATGAGTTAGAAGAATGTTACGGCATCGATGATGATCTTGATGCCGTAATTGATGAATACGAGATCACAACTGACGACGAGTTTGATGAAGACAACTGGCCCGATGGGGGTCGCGAAGATTTCTGACTAAGTAGGGGGAAAGGAACCCCCTATGACATGGCATTATGAATCTGCTCCAATCGATGAAAGTGTTCTGGAATCCTATGTTGGATTCGTATACTGCATAACAAACCTTGCCGATGGAAGAAAGTACATCGGCAAGAAACTCTTGAAGTTCAAGAAGAGCAAGCAGGTAAAAGGCAAGAAGAAAAGATTTCTTGTTGATTCAGATTGGAGGACCTACTGGGGGTCAAACAAAAACCTAATCCAAGATGTTGAA